GTAAACAGCCTTGGCATTTGCCGGGGTTAATGCTCTCGCAGTGTCTGTCCCGGTTAACGCTTCCGCATCTGTTGCTAGTTCTACTAAGCCAATGACAGTCGCGCTTGCTGTCTTAGCGTGTAATGAGGCGGGTGTAACTGCGCGGGCAGCGTCTGTTCCTGCAATTGATTCAGCATCCGTGGCTAATTCAACTATACCTGCTGCTGTAGCAGATGAAGTATTAGAAGCCATGATAATATTAGAACCTTCAATCGCTAATATACCAGCAGATATTCTTGTTATAGTAGAGTCAGTAGCATGTCCTAGTTCGATGCCTGTTACCTGTGGACTATCCCCTGTACCTACACCTATACTTGTTCGTAGTGTTGCACCACTTTCAGCTACAGGGTCAGTAGTTCCATCTCCTACTATCATTTGCCCATCAGTTAGAACCGCCATAGCAGTTATTGCACCAGTACCTGATCCTAAAAGTATACCACCATCTGTAAGGGTTGATACTCCTGTACCACCATCTGCTACAACAATGTCAGTAATTCCAGTAACTGAACCACCCTCGATGTTAGCAATTAGTGTACCTATGGCATAGCCTGTACCGCTGGTGTTAACGGTAGTAGTAGGGGCAACTTGTAGGTCTTTAAATAACTTCCATTTACCACTATCGTTTGCATCTCTAAACAATCCACTAAAGAGGTCTTGTGATCCTGAAGTGTCGTACAGGCCATAAAGGCCAATGTCTACACTATCAGCCCCACCATTCCCTGAAGCTAAAATAATAAGAGGGTCTTCTACTGAAAGTGTTGCAGTATTTACAGTTACAGTATCTCCATTAACTGTTAAGTCACCTGTTACTACTAGGTCTGCACCAACATTTAAAGTACTAGCAAATGATGCAACACCTGCTGCTGTCATTTCAAAGTCACTTGTATCAGCTAATGCAGTAGAGGAGTGTATCTTAAAGATATCACTGTCACTGTCATCAATTCCTATTACAAACTTTGTTGTGCCACCTGATTGTAAATTGAGGGCTACGTCACCTGAACCAGCAGCTACGTTAGCTGTATAGCCAGCAGAAGTAATAACACCGCTTGTTGTGTCATCTCCACTATTAATTAAAAAAGCATCGTCTACATTAAGAGTGTTAGTTGCTAGTGTTATATTAGTACCAGCTACCAGAGCAGTTTTATTTACGGCGATAGCTGCACCAGATGCTACGCTTGCATTTACTACAGCGTTTGCAGCTAACTCATCAGCACCTACTGCGTCATCAGCTAAGTGTGCGTTATCAATAGAGCCGTCTACATACTGATCTGAGTCAACAGAGTTTGCTGCCATCATCGCCGCAACTATTTGTGTCTCACCAATTAAACCAGTTGAAGTTGAGCCTAAGACCCTATTGGCAGTTGCAAGGTTTTGCATCTTTGCATAAGTAACTGCATCAGCCGCTATGGCAACAGCACCTGAAGCTGCTAATGTTGCATCACCAGATACAGCAACGGGGGTATAGTTAGTTCCATCCCCTACTAAGAGATGCCCTGCCGTGTTAGTAGCCATGAAGAAATCATCGCCTGAAACAGTTAGATCCCCTGTTACAGTCATGTTGCCACCAGCTATCACACGACCTGCATCAGACATGTCGATAGTCAGTGCTGTAACAACAGATCCCCCGTCATTACCTTTGAAGATAATATCTTTATCGGATACTTTAGATTCAACGATTACGTTACTTCCACTGTTGTGGAAGCGTAGAAGCTCAGTGCCACTATCTGTATAGCTTATTCCAGTAGCTGCTGTACCTGCATCAAGAATTATACCACCAGCTGAAACAATTGATGTGGTTAAGAATAGGCTTTTGAAAGCATTAGATGCACCACCCAAGTTGATATCGTTAGTTGTAGTTGGCAGTATCGCGCCATCAGATATAAACGCTTGCTGAGTAGATGTTCCAGATACATCTACAAAGAACTCAATAAAATCATTTGAGGAATCAATGAGGACTTTGTTTAAAGGGGTAGAGCTACCTGCATCACCAATTAGAGGAAGCACTGGCCCCTCAGCTGCTGTCCCATCATGCTTGTGTCCAGATGATGAAGAAAATGCTGCGAGGATCTGGTCAAACTCATTGTTCGTATCATCAGATTGTATGATATCGCCAGTGGTAAAACTCTCTTGCCGTGTGTAACCCGCCATTTTATTTTCCTATATTAAGCAGCATTGTAACGGTATTCGAGAACAACAGTTCCGTTCACAGCTGCTATCTTATCTGCGTTAGCTGCCCAGCCATCTGCATAGTTCAAGTGCACCGTGTGTGCAGCGCCTGTAAGTATGTTTAAGACAGTGCCTACTTGAGAGATCTCATCTGTACCGTTGGTATCAGGTGCAGCAGTTCCTGTAAGGATATTCTCAAAAGTGGCTGTGCCGTTTAATGCAGTAACAGCACCAGAAGCAATGACTGTTCCAAGTCCAACTTCTGGGGTGTCGTTTGTTGTCGAAACACCACTCAAGTTCACCTGGATGTAGGCATTCTTTATTGTTATGTTACCTGCTGGCGCAGTCCAAATTAAAGAACCAACACCCAAGTCAGCACTGTGACCAACCGTTAGAGCTATGTTGGTGAGTGTAAGTACAACGGTGTTGTTAATACCTGTTCCATAGGTAACAGCCGTTACATTGGCCCCTGGTGTTCCTGTATTAATTGCAGTTTGGTGACTGACCTCTGCACCATCCCCATCTGTAGTTCCATCATGGGTATGCCCAGTAGAAGGTCTAAATGCTGCATAGACTTTCTTTAGTTCATTCATGCTAAGTTTTTTCTGTAGTACGTAACCTACCATTGTCTTATCCTTTTATCGTCGTGTTCCTGCGCTGAACTCCAATTGGAAACCTCGCATCGTATATGGACTAGAGGTTGTCCCGTCATCTACTATTCTTATCGCTACTGCATTACCTGAGCCTTCAATAGGCTGTCTCAAAACAGGATCACTTGCTCCACCATAAATCCCAGTTCCATAAACTTGGGTTCCATAAACTGAAACAAGACTTGATACGGATAGCGGGTAAGGTGCGGGGTTAACTGCTGTGTCTACAGAGTAGTCGTACTTTAAAGCTATTGTTGCGTTGACCACAGACTCTGGCGAATAGTTAATAAGTAGGTGAGTAAAGGATTTGTGCAGACCTGCATCCCCCATCATTAAATCAGGAGATCGAAATGTTCCTTCAATTTCAGAACCATCAAAACTATTACCTTTTTCTTGCTGGTATATAAAACCATCATACCCACCGTGTATGACTGTCTCTATCCCTGACAACCTGTCTGTGTCGGTAGAAGAAGGTTTGATTCCCCTTAACTCGGAAAACTCATACCCCTCACCCTTGAGGACACATACGATCCCTTTAGTTTCGCGCTCTAATCTACCATCATTACAAAAGAATATTCGATATTGTGTCTTTGACGGTATGACTAAAGATTCAAATAGCTCAGGGTCTGGCTGCTCAGCAAAAAGTGGGCGTACTGCTTGACTAATAGTTCCAAGTTCAACGTCACCAATTCTGGATGTACCAGCAATAGTTCTCAATCCATCAGGCCCAAGGTAAACTAGGTCACCTGCAAATTCCTGAATGGTAAATCCGCTAACACACCCAATGCTTCTCGCTACAGGCTGCATGGCAAAGTTAGAAAGTGAACTTCCTGTTAACTTAAATATCCTAGTTTCACCAAAAATGTATAACTCTTCACGGAAAACTTTCATTCCAACAATGGTGCTATCAATCTTGATAGTCCCTGACCCATTGTTTGAAGTGAAATCATTTTCAGAAAAAGGTGCACTAAATGTAACTGTGTTTGTAGTAGAGTCTGCGAAGAATATGTGGTCTTTAAATATGGTTATGTGTTGAGGAGCAGAGGGTGCAGTCCCTGCCCCACTACCTGATGCCCCATTTAAATCTACGAGATTAGTGCCGTCCCATGTACTAGCGTGATTAGCACCATCTGCAAATACAATCTTGTCTGTCCCGTTAAAATTAAAGCGTTCAAAACTATATCGTTTAGCACCTGTTCGACCTGTATCTATCTGTGTCCATACACCTGTTTTTCCTCCAGTAAATATTTTCTCACCACGAGCAGCTATAATTTTATTACCAAATATAGCAGACATTAAAACTTTCTCTGCTGCCGATCCTGTAAATGGAACTAATGTAGAATTGAATTTTACATAGCCATTGATGCGGCGATACCCCCCTCGTATCGAAGGTTCAAAATTCTGCAACTCAACAGCAGCCCCTGGGTTAATCTCAAAGCTTGATTTATTTAGGACTAGGCCACCTGATAGAGAAAATACAAAGGGTACAATCTCTGCCATTAGAAATTATACCTACTTGCCATGTTGCCTGAGCCATGTGCGCGAGGGTTATAATGTGATCGAAGGTAATCGTAATTGTTAATCAGTAGGGTACGCATGTTCTTAACACCCTTCTCAAATCTATCTAGAGAAATAGCAGCTGTCTGATTATCCTGTCTGTACTGATAGAGGTAATACATAGCACCATCTACGACCACGCTCAGGTAAGCTTCAGGGACAGTGGGAACATCACCATGTCCAGACAGGTCTGTAGGCTGATTATAGTATTCAAAATCTATTAGATAAGTTTTGTTCGGGAAGGGATAGAACCCATAATTATTATCGGGGGTGCGAAATACGTTTGTTGGTGTCCCCCCACCTGAGAACTGAGAAACTACAGAGTTGTCTACATGAGTGACAGCTGAAGTAGAACTTGCTGCACGAGTGCAACCAGTGAATGAAGTTGATGATACGCCTGTGTAGGTAATGACCTCATCTTCTATTTGGATATCACCAGTGGCACTGAAACCAGCGGTACTATCCACGGGAACAGTTGTTACGCTATTACTAACTGCGCTACTGAGGAGAGTTACTTTTGCATTATCTTCTTGAAAGAAGAATTTAGTAATATAATCGTTGTAGTCTATCTTGTTTAATTTACGAGCTTCATTACCATCCCCGTCATTACGTATGCGGAATGTGTTGTATGCTATAGTTTTAAATGATGCGGGAGCAGTATACCTAGTTTTTCCTGGAGATACTGTAACAGAGGCCGTTGTATGATTGAAAGGCCATGAGAACTCAGATTGGTTGACGTGACGTATGGATGAGTTAACGGCACTCTTAGCTTGGGTTTGGATACCACGAGAACCTGCAAAGGTTGTTGATGTAAGGACAGGTTCGTTTAACCTCGTAAGAAGTTCGTTGGTCAAACTTAGAAAATTGTAAGTCATAAAGAGTTCTCATTACCAAGCTCTTCAAATGGAAAAGTAATAGAAAATGTGGGAAGAAGATTTCTCAACTTCCCACAATTCTTAACTAGGACAAATAATCACGATCTGCCGCTGGGATGTCATTTGAATGATCTGAGATATCCATAACCAAGGCCCAACATCTGATCAAACCTGTGGTTACGTCTACACCAGTACCAGCTGTTACTAAGTCTAAGGTATCCTGTGCAGTAGTAACGGCTAGGCCAGCAAAGTTAGTAGCAGCACCAGCACTCACTGATCCAGCTGCTGAACCACTATCGCAGTCCATAGCAACAACGAATAAATCATCATCGCCACCGTATCCCCAATCAAGGGTTAGGTCAGCAGCACCAGCGTCTGTAGCTGTGATAACTTCTAGTCCACCGTATAGCAGTGCAGTTTGCGCTGGCACTGTAATACATTGGATAACATCCGCAGCTGCGATAGCACCACCTTTTTTAGTAGTGACAACCGCCATGTCTACGTATGCCTCAACGAGGTAGGGCATACGGGTTTTGCCGTGTCGAGATGAATGCGTAGTAGCATTCGGGTTTAGAGCAACATTAACAGTAGCCATTTTATTTCCCCTTTAAATGATACGGTAGATGGCACGAGTCAGCGCCTCTGGGCGAAGAATCTTCCGTCCGTACATGTTCATGCCGCGCACTATGTCTGCGAAGCTATCAGGGTCACGATATGACTCTGTTTTGTTGATTTGGTTGGCAGTAGCGACAGCGGCTTGATGACCTGCAAGCAGGACGCCATAAGAAGATGACGTGGCTGCACCTGGACCACCGACAATGGATGGAAGGTTTGTTGAATTGTAGCACTGGAAGCCACGAAGCTTGCCAGAGAACTGCAACCCATTACGCAAAACCGTATCACCCTTTTGATCGAAGTCCCGATTTACAAGTTTGGAGTCTTCATCTTCAAGGACTTCCCAAAACACAGGATCGCCTACAAACCAACGTCCATCTTGTGGGACTTGTTGTTGATCTAGTAGACGCTTCATGCGGTTCATTATTTGTAATGGCGTAGCATCTACACCAGTGCCTGTACCATCAGCTGAGATAGAAATTTCAGTTCCACCAGAACCACCAAATGTACCTTCATCGATGTGCATAGAGGCTAAGAAGCCATCTGCTCCGACAGGAATTGGGTCAGTACCAGACTTGTCACCTGCAACTCGTGCAGCCCCTGCTGGCCCATGTAAAACTCCAGCAGCACGTTTGTAACCAGACATATAGCCTAGTACTTCTTCATCGTAGCTGTCTTTCATTCGATAACCCGCACGGTCTGTTGCCAGAGATTGCCAGTTAACATGGGAGTGCTTTTCTTCGATGTCATCAACTTTGAATGCAAAGTATAGAGACTTATCGACTACTAACGTGAAGTCATCATCAGACAAGTCTTGTGCTTGAATCTGAGTGCCACGCTCATAGTTTTGTACTGTGATCTCAGGCTCTTTAATAATGTGAACCGTATCACCTAGATTGGAGATCTCTCCGAAGTAGTCATTGTTTGTAATTGCCTCACACACAGCACTCTTCCGAAAAGCCATTTGAGTTTTCTTGGAGTAGATGACGGGTGAGAAATTTCCGTTGGGCAGGTTGCCATGCCCACTAGCGGTAGGAAATGCCATTTTAATATTCCTTTTAAAGCATCTCTAATGCGTATTAATAACGCCATGTTCTCGATAGTGTTCCGTCACAGGGCCTTGTGGTAAGAGGTGTTCTTTCAGGAGGATCAATCCGAAGAGGCTCTACGTCATGGATAGCTGTTTGGATACGTTCTTACGCAAGGTTACCATAAAAGTTAATGGGGCTTTTTGTAAGAAGGGTTAGTCGCTAATTATTATTATTCTATGTAGCGCGACTAGATTACATAGTTATACCATATTATTGAGTATTTAGTCAATAGTTAATTGTCACCTTGCAGCACCTGACATATCATAAATAAGTTTACCTGACATGATAGCAGCATTTATTGCTTCTTCATTACTCTCATACTCATCTTGTGACATTAGGTTGATCTGACTTTCACTGAAAGAACCCGAATTATCTTCAGCAATGATATCTCCTTTATCATTATTAATAGAGATATTAGCAGCTGCTTGTTTCTCTGAAGATTTTCTCTTGGCTTTTTTCTTATCATTGCCCCATCCTACATCGATCTTAAATAAGTCAATCGCTCTAGCAGCTGACCTTGGGTCATCAGGGTTCTCAAATAGAGCATGTTGCACCCACTGGGGCTGCTCTTCACTCCACTCATGAAATTCATCTAAATCATTTATCTCTTCAAAGTCTGGATGTAACTCTATCAATTGAGCCTTAGCAGTAGCTTGCTCACTAGCTTGAGACTTCTTATCTAGAATAGCCATCCTCTCATCTAATGATGAACTGATTTCCTTAGCCTTCTTCATAGCTATTGTCTCAACGATTTTAGCTACATCAGGATACTCAGTAGCCCACTCTTCTAGCTCCTCATCT